ACTACAGCAAGAAGTGTCTGCAGTTATAGGAGCCGATTATTATCTCTATTCGGGTCAAGGCTGGATACATGCCTGGGGGTCAGTATACCCTTTACATAAAGGATTAAGTGATTACTCATACAACTACCCAGGTGAAAAAACGGAGTGGGATGTTGGTGTAGTTTTTGGGGTTAAATTCAATAGACATTTTAGTATCTTCGTAGAAGGAAGACATCTTAAATACTGGGACATACGGTCTTATAATATGCAAACGGGAATAAATTATTTAATATTTTAATAGATGGCAAAAGAATTAAGTGAAAACAGTGCAGTACAGATAAGTCTAAAAACATTAGGTGGTATAGCAGTTGGAATTACAGCACTAGTAGGGTTATGGTTTACATTACAAAACGATATAGCAGAAGCTAGAGAGTTACCTTTACCAGTAGACCCTGTTATTACTCGAATGGAATTTGATATGAAGGATAAGCTGATACGTCAGACTATCATGAATACTCAGGAAGATGTTTCTGAGATGAAGGAAGACATGAAACTTATTAAACAAAAGCTTTATGAATAAGCTTCTTCTCCTACTACTACTCACTACAAATATTGTAGCTCAAGAGTTTATTACTTCTAGCTCATTTGGTCCTAAGACGGCCAAAGGGATTACTGTTATAGAATTCTGGGTCGAGTGGAACCAGGGTAATGAAGTAGAATTCCTATCAACGCTTAAAGATTGCAGTCCTTACAGAGTATGTATCATTAAAAGCTCAGACTTACAAAGTGAGTACAATGTTACATCGGTCCCTACCATTATTATCTTTGATAACGGTGTGGAACAAAATAGGTTTAACCCCAATATTATGATGGAGTTAAAGGCAACTAAGAAAGAAGTACAGTCTGTTATAGACGAAATAACATTTAACAAATTTCAATAATGAAGAAAGAACAACTTACCGAGGCAGGCAGACTAGTATTAATTATAGCTGTAGTATTTTTTGTAATAATAGGTATATCTAAAAACGCTAACGCTCAACAGCAACAAGTGTTTGTAGAGTGTACAACAGGTGAATATCCTGATGAGATTACTTGGCAGATATTAACCTGTAACGGAGGTGTCCTATTAGAAGGTGCAGCTCCGTATTTAGGTGCTGTTGTTCTTCCAGAGTATTACCAGATAAACATGGTAGATTCTTATGGTGATGGTTGGAATGGTGCATACTTGTATGTAGGGCAAACAGAGTACGGATTCTTATCTGATGTAGATTGGATAGATTCTCTTGGCACTTGGCCACAAGAATTCAAAGAGCAACTAGTAGATGTAGGATGTCTCACTATAGGACTAGAAGAGGTAGATAATAAGCCCTTTATTCCAACTCACTATTACGATGTTTTAGGGAGAGAGGTACAACCTGTAAGAGGGTTCTATATAGCAAGTGATGGAATACTAACCAAAAAAGTGTACATAGATGAGATTAAGTAAGAACTTTGTATTGTCAGAGATAACTCGTAGTAATACAGCTAAAAGATTAGGAATAGACAATGGACCGAATAAAGATCATTTACGAAATATTCAACGGCTTGTTTCTAATCTTGTACAGCCTATGCGTGACGCTCTTGGTCCTATTAGGATTAGCAGTGGTTACAGGAATCCAAATGTCAATCGGGCTATCGGTGGAAGTACTAAAAGCCAGCATTGTAAAGGTGAAGCTATGGATTTACAATTTTGGAACGATGGCAAAATATCTAATAAAGAAATCTATGACTGGGTATTAAAGAGTGGTGTAGAGTTCGATCAAATGATTAATGAGTTTGATTTTGCTTGGATACATATTTCTCTTAAAAAAGAAGGCAATAGAAAGCAAGTATTAGAAGCTTACAAAGATGAAGACAATGATACTAAATATAAATACGCTAATATATGAGTAAGCTACTAGACCTATTAGGAGGAGGAGTTATTAAGCAAGTAGGAGATGTACTTGACAATTTAACCACCTCAAAAGAAGAGAAGTTAGCTGCCCGTCAAAAGATAGAGGAAGTGCTAATGCAAGCTGAAGCTCAGGCTCAGGAACAAGTTTCTAGAAGATGGGAAGCAGACATGAAGTCTGACAACTGGTTATCTAAAAACATCCGACCTTTAGCTCTTGCTTTTTTAACGTTAATTTTAGTTGTACTATCTTTCTTAGATGGCAACGTTGGGGGGTTTGTAATGGATGCTGCGTATAAACCTATATATCAGACATTATTAATAACTGTTTATGGGGCATACTTTGCAGGTAGATCTATAGAGAAGATAAAGAAAAAATAATGACACTAAATGAAATTGCATATAACTTATTAAATCTGGTTCGAGGAGGAAAGTCTAATCAAGACGAAACTATCTCTTTAGAGCAGATTAAATTTAATATAAAGCACTACAGGGCAATGTTCATACGTCGAGATCAGGCCAGAAATGGATTTATCTCTAGACATATAGAGCAGGATTTGGGGTGCGTTAATCTAATTAAGGTTGATGCATCTAAATGTTGTAACCTTCCGGTTAGTGAATCTGTGTGGAGAACTAAGGATCCGTTGCCAAAAACTATACGTTTTAACTTCGAGGAAGCTCTGACTTATGTTGGAGATGTTACTGGTACAAAGACAATACCGGTTATACCATCCAACACAATAGCGTACCTACCATACGATACATACACTAAAGGGCGGTATAAAGCGTATATGATAGCAGATTATTTGTATATTTACAATTCTAACGGAATGGATACTATAAATGTTAGAGGGGTCTTTGAAAACCCTGAGGACGTATCTAGGTATGGGGATTGTGCTAAAGGAGGATGCTATGATGCAGATAAAGATGACTTCCCTATCCCTATGGATATGGTTAATTTAATAAATCAAGGTATCACTAACGGCGAATTAACGTTGTTAGCAGGAACGTACAGTGATACTAGTAATGATAGGAGTATGGATAAGATCCCAGCTCCAGCACGATCGAAACAAAAACCTGAACAACAACAATAAATTTAAAATAAAATGAAAAATAATTTTGATGATTTTTTATCAGCTGCATCGTTCGACGATTTAGATGATTTACACGCAACTGATGAGCGTGAGCACTACAAGAAAGGTGGACTTAAGAAGTTAGTAAACAAAGTTAAAGGTAAGTTGGCTGCTAGAAAAGCTAGAAGAAACCCTAAAGCGGATTCATATTCTGATGCAGATGTTGCTAAACTAAGTGCAGAAAAGAATAACCATAAGGCTACTAAGCTTAACAAATCTAAAGAAACTGTTCCTCAAAAGAAGAAGGCAGCTTCTAGAGTGGGTACACGTATCAAGCTTCCAGAAAAGAAAACTGAGTCTAAAGCCAAAGTAATCAAGATGAAGAAGACCATAAAAAAGGTCCCAACAAAAAGAGGAACAGGTAACACATACAAAGCTACTTGGGATGCAGATAAAGGTGGAGTAAAAGGTAAGTATAAAGACTATGCAGCTTTTGAAACAGCAGCTAAAGCTTGGAACTCTAAGAATGACGCTAAGAAATCTAAGTCTACTGCTAAGCCTAAAGTTAAAGCTAAAGTGAAGAAGAAAGATCCAAAATTAGCTTTAGATGCTAAAAGAGGTAAAGTAACTAAGAAGGAAATGACTAAACAGTTCCCTATGGGATTTGGTTCTAAAAGCTAGTTAATGTCTTACACTCTAAGGGATATATATAAGGACTATACAAAAACATGTAAAAATCCTGTAGATAGTTTAACCTTCCGAGATATATGTTCAGAATTCAATATAGGAATTATGGATTATATCTTGGAGGGTAAAACCTTTAATATGGGTAACAATCTTTCTACTATATCTATATCAAGACAAGATAGAGATCCAAGGAATCCAAGGATTGATTGGGGAGAAAGTAATAAATATAGAAAAGAGCTGATAGAGGAGGGAGTTGAATTGTTCGACCCTGAGACCAATAAAGGTCAGCAGTGGTTTATATACCACACAGATTCTTTCTACTGTAAATTTTACTGGAAGAAAGGTAAATGTAAAGTTAAAAATAAGTCCGTGTATCGGTTTGATGCTACACGAGGCGTAAAAGGAAATAAAGAAAAACTTATTAGACTTCTTACGGAGGATGATCTTGCGTATCTAAAGTTTAAAAAACAATAATAATGGCTATATATAAAACAATTTCCAGTAAAGTAATAATCAGAAAGCTATTCAGAGATCTACGTCTCAAAAACGATGCTTGGATTGATGATGCAATTGAATGGATTGGTGAGGCATTAGAGCACATAGGGGCTAGCACACAGCTAGTATCTAAAGTATGTGTCCTAGACATGTTAGACCATAAGGCCGTCCTTCCTGGAGATCTGTACTATATAAATCAAGTAGCTATTAATTCTGGTATGCCGTCCTCTACAGGGCTAGAGCTAGACTCTCTCATACAGAAAACAAAAGCATTAACTCAAACCATTAGCGACGCTAAAGAAGAGGGGCTATCATACGGTAATACAGTTACCGTACTTCAAGAGATTAACAACAGAATTGTTGTTTTAGAAAATTCCTACTTTCAGGATGAAGTATCTCTACAGCCATTACAATATGGAGCAAGCACGTTTCACGAGAGTATTCACTGTGAAAAATGTGTTAACATTAATGCAAAACACGAAGAAACTTACATCATCGATAATGGGTTTGTAAAGACATCCTTTCCTGTTGGGAAGATATGTTTAAGTTACAAAGCATTTCCAGTAGATGGTGAGAACTTCCCATTAGTACCTGCAGATATTAGCTACAAAGAAGCTATGTTCTGGTACGTATACAAAAAGATCTTATTAGCTTTCCCTGGGTCAGTAAAAAGTAATGGGGTAGACTACCAGTTTGCAGAGCAACAGTGGAAGTACTACTGTACTCAAGCTAGGAATGCAGCAAACTATCCAGATATTGATAGGTACGAATCGTTTATGAATCAGTGGGTAGGATTAATACCTTCCCTTAATAAGCATGACTTAGGATTTGAACAATTAAACACTAGAGAAGACTTTAGCAGATAATGGAAAATAGATTTTTAAAGGGTCTTTTTAAAGACACAGGACATATAGATCAACCTAAAGGTACATGGAGATATGCTTTAAATGCAGTTTTCAATACGCTAAAAGGAGCTATCAGTAATGAGCAAGGAGTTTCACAGGCTGGTACTCTATTCGCAAACAGGACAGTAATAGGAAGTGTTGAAGTATCTGATGGTAGAGTAGTTCTGTTTTTACGGACTACTACACAATCTGGGTCTATACAATCCGGGACAGGTAACCCTGCCCTAGAAATGTCAGAGATAGGAGTCTGGGAGAAAGGGGTGTATAAATCTTTATTCTCCCCAAACCATGCAGTGTATCCTCACTTAGATCTTGCCTTCTCTACTAAACACTTAATTGAAGGGACGTTCAAGTTAGATTCTAAAGGAGACCTAATAGTTTACTTTACAGATGATCTAAATCCTCCGCGAGCATTCAATGTATCGATGCAGGAAAGAAATCTTACGTTTGATCCTATGGGTACCCCCGTCTTAAGTAACCTTTACGGGATGAACCCTTCCGATTCAAATACTAATCAAATATTTCTATTAAACCTATTCCCTCACACAGGGGATGCAGCTCAGATAAGTCAGACCATAAACATACACGACGGTGGTAGTTTACGTACCGCGGTATACTATCTAGCTATAGCTTATGTAGGAGATGATCTAGCTGCAACCAACTACATGTCAGTGTCTAACCCAGTGTCTATAGTAGAGGAATCTAGAAAGACAACACCAACCAATCAGATGGATGGGGGTAGAGCAGGTAATCAGACATCTAAATCTATAGCTTGGACCATAGAAAATTTAAACACCGTAGATTACAAGTACATTAGGCCTGTAGTTATACGAAAGATGGGAGAAGCTACGGACGCGTTTAAATTAAATGACTTCCAAATAACAGCAACTACTGTAGTTGTATTCTCTGGTACTGAAGGTATTGGGTCTGCTTCACTAGAAGAGGTTATGATAGACACTGTTTCGTACGACACAGCTAAAACTATCAATCAATTAGATGGGGTACTATATGTAGGTAACACCACAGGTAGTAAAGATATAGGGTATCAAAAATACGCTAACAATATAAAATTAGAATCCACATTATACACTCTTACGGAGTTCGATACTTTTTACGCAACAGTGGATAACCTTCAAACTGGATGGGGAACAACCCCAGTAAATATGTATGGCGGTTTCATACGTAACACCGAGAATAGCCCATCATATAGGAATGAAGAATTAAACTCCGCCTTTAGGGGGTACATGCGTGGAGAGGTTTACGCATTCTATATAAGCTTTGTCCTGAGAGATGGTAGTATGAGTTACGCATACCATATACCAGGTAGAGACATATTAACTAATAGTGCAGGGGATACAGAAAGTGCTGCCCTGACTCAAGCAGATTTAGTTGCAGCTGACACTAGTGAAACTTACGCAATTGCTATGGAGTCTTTCCCCGATACTGCTTACTATGCACAGTTCTGGGACTTCTCCTCTGCTGGTAGTGGGTGGATGAATTATTGGAAAAACCTAACTGAGTTTTATCCGAACACCCCTAATTATGATGTTATGGACGGTATTACGGTCCGCCCCTCTCTACGAACTGAGAATGTTAGGCATCACGCATTCCCTAGGAATGCTACAGATGAAAGGAAAACTATTATGTCTTCTCAATGTGGGACATCTGTTTCGGGAGGAACTACAGATTCATATGAAATTATAGATGGTACATGGTCGTGGAGATACACGTCTCACGCCTGGGGGCCTACAGTTAATAAGGGATCATGGATGGACAGTGGTTTCAAATTTAATACTAATGTAAACAACCCAACTAATAATACGACTGCAGAAGTAGACGCAGACTCTCTTTTTGATGGGCAGGTGTTTACTGCCAATCAGCCTATGAATGTAAGTGTGTCCTACTATGTTATGCTTACTCGTATAAGTGGATCTGGGTCACAGGCAGAACCAACTAGAACTAGAATAAAGGCATATATAGGGAATACGTGGTATTACTCTAGAAGGTCTGATGATAATAACATAATAGGGAACGACAACAGTCCAGGATGGCCTGGTAACGCTATGTTTGGATGTGGGTCTGGTGGAGACCAGTGTGACAGTATAATAGTAGGGGAGCATGATATTGAAATGGTGTACCCAGAATCCGCATGGACTGGGGGATCTACTTCTTGGTGGTATAATGACGCTTTAGATACATCTCAAGGTATTCCATTTACTCTTGGTATTAACGATTACTTCTTCGTTGAAGGTAAAGCTCCTGGTAGTACTTCAAACTGGATTATAAAGCAAACAGACGATGATAACGGATCTATAGGGGGGAGTTGGTACTCGTCTTTTACTGTAGTTGTAGATTCTGGTGGGTCCTCTTCTTTAGATGATGAGCAGTTCGACGCTAAGATAGATCACACTGTTTCCGCATTAGGATTTCATTTAGATGATATAAAAGTACCTAAAAGCCTTCTTTCAAAGGTTCAAGGGTTTAGAATCTACAGAGCTAAAAGAGGACATGAGAATAAAACTATACTAGGACAAAGTGTTTTACTTCCTATGCATAAACGAGAAGGAGCGCTAGGTATGTGCGAGGAAGCAACAGGTGTTAGTTATGCCTCACATGTACTTGGTCAGGTTAATTCTACTCCGGAAACATTTTATGTTAAAAGCCCTTGGGCTTTAAATAATGATGATGACCTTATGTATCCAGGTGGATACACAGCATTCAGTTTCCATGATTTTAATTTACTTAGAACTCATAATAGTTTAGCTCCGGCGACACACCTTCAGATACAATACAAGGTAAATAACTATGTTTGGAATGGACCTTCTTTACAGCAGGATAAAAAAATGCTTACTAAGCTATTAAATCCAGATGCGCTAGATGCTACTCCAGCTGAAGTATATAAATTCCAAGAGATTTGGGGGTACGACACTGAGTTTGGAAATTGTTACCCTAAGGACATACTGTCCGCTATATTTATAGGTAACTCCTATAATAATATGGATTGGCATCACACAGCTCCAAAAGTATTAGGCCAAAAGGCGAAATCTTATCTCCTAGGGGATTCTATTTTCTCTGGTACGTCTCTTGGGTTTGGAGGTAAAGTGTTTAATGAGTTCGGGGAAAGCTGCGTTATCTTAGGATTGAAGGACGGCTTTAAATTACCATCTCTTCCATCGGTACCTGAAGGGGATGCGGATGATTTAAACAATACAAGTTTTGGGTACGCACTTAATGATGGGGCGTGTAATCTTGTGAATGAAGATAATCAGGCACGTAATCAAGTGTATATAGCTAACTTAGCGGCATACAAGTCAGACGTCTATAAATCTATAGACAGTCAAGAGTTAGTTTATACTGGGTATGAAATCCTAGGAGATGCTTTACATGACTTTGTGTTTGATGATGAAACAGGGGATGCCCTTTCTTCTGTGTCGGATACATTCTCAACTAAAAATAAATATCCAGATGGTATTTTTGGTGGTGACACCTTTATTTGTAGGTACGGGTTTGTGAGTAAAGTTACGCCTAGTAATACGGTAGAGAAGTCTAACCCTATAAGGTCTATAAATTACCACATAGTAGAGAGCTCGGATAATATAAACTTTAGACACTCTGAGGATTCGGATACATCGTATTTCCCAGGGACGTCTGCAAAAGATATACTTTCCAATCAAAATGATTTAACTCATGTAGATAGTATAAAGTATACTTCTAACTATTCTGAGGATAATATAATTAAGCCTGCTTTCCCACTTCCATTAAGAGACACTCTTCAGGATGACTTCCCTACGAGAACTCACAGAAGTGCTACTAATGATACAACAAGTTTAATAGATAACTATAGAATATTCTTAGCTAACCAATATAAAGATCTTCCAAAGAACAGGGGAGAATTATGGAAGCTAGCAAGTTTCAACAACCTTCTATACTTCCACATGGAAAGTAGTCTGTACGCCGCAAAGGGTAAGCAGACCATGGAAATGAAAGATGGTACAGAGGCGTTTATTGGTTCAGGTGATATTTTCCAGCAGAACCCAGATGAGGTTATTCAGACTGAGTTAGGGTATGGTGGAACTCAGTCACAATGGGCTGCACTCACTACTAGATATGGATACTTCTTTGTAGACCAAGCGTCATACAAAGTATTCCTTATGGGTGAAGGTTTAACAGAGATAAGTCCTACCGGGATGGATATTTGGTTTAAAAAGAATCTTGTGAGCAAGTTCACGTATGCAGACAAAATGGGAAGACTAAAGGATAACCCAGCTGTAGGTATTGGATTACACGCATCTTGGGATCCTTTACATAAGAGAATACTTTTAACGTTTAGAGATCTACAAGAGACTGCGTACTTCAACACTGGATTGGCGTTACCAGCAGGGTCACATGGATCTATAGCGTATAATGAGAATACCATGGAGTTCATGGAGTATGAGTTGATACCATTCACTGCTGACCTAGCACTACTAGAGGATTACTTCACCTTAATAAACGCTCCAAGTGAGCAAGTAATTCCATATCCAAATTTTGGAGTTACAGTTACTGTAACCTCTGCGTTAGAGACTTTTTATTTCCCGCACCAGGGAGGCACTTATGCAGTATACGTTCCAACTGTTGCAGGTACTTATACTTTCCCTGCGGATGCAGATGCGTATTACGATCAGTTAGATACGGGTACTATAATTCAATATTCTTACAGCGCTAATTTAGCTGCAGAGTACGAGGCTGGAGGTACTTATATCTCTAACCCAATTAATTACTCTAATCAGCTATACTTCAAAAGGATTGGATGGACTTTATCTTATTACCCTGAAGTTAACTTCTGGGGAAGCTTCCACACGTATATACCTTACATGTACTTCAGTACACATAGGAATATATACTCAGTGACAGACTTCTCTATGGAGTCTTCATATAAGATATGGGAGCACAATTCCGGTAACTACGGAGAGTTCTATCCAGGAGCATCTACAAATATATCTCCTTTTGAGATAGAATATGTTTCTAATTTAGTACCTTCCGAGGATACTCTTACGTCTAGTATAAGTTATACGGCGGACGTAGTAAATGATGTGGGAGCGGTTATACTAGAAGGTGGATTTACCTCTGCGATAGTTTACAATACGTTACAAATGTCTGAAAGCATTAAACTGGCGTACTTAGTATCTACTAGGCGTATAGGTAATTCATGGAAGATAAATAAGTTCAGAGATATGGCAAAACTCCATACCGATGCAACTTCATATTACGCACCATACTTGGACAACGTTGTTGGGGAGTACTCAGATGGGACAATAACATCTTCTGTGCTTAGCCCAATGTTTAAGTCAGACGGGATGGATGAATCTCAAAATCTTGAGTACTTAGATTTAGATAAAGCTTGGAATTTACAAAAGAAATTTGTAGATAAGTGGATAGGAGTTAGGTTAATATGCAATAATAATAGGAATAATTTAGTAAATTTGTACTCAACTACGGTTGCAGCACGTAAAACATACAGATAAATGTCAAAATATAGTATAAATAAAAGAAAGAAGTTAGGATACGGCGGAAATATGTATACTCCAAATGAGATTACGGCTGGACAAAACGCCAATACAACTACAAACATCGTACATGAAGAGTCTAACCCGGAGCTTCAGGCTCAGAGGATAAAGGCCATGGAAGAGAAGCGCGCGCAGGTGGTAGCACAAAGCGCAGTGGACACTAAGAACATGGAAACTCGTAAGTTAAATGACGTTACGTCTGTCAACAACGAGAAAGCTCAAGATGATGCAACCTATAATTCTATAGAAGCTGGAATATCTACGGGTCTCCAGCTGTTGCCTGCAGCAGGTGGTTCTACAGCAGGAACTACTGTAGGGTCTCTAGCATCATCCTCTGTTAATACAGGGGTCGTAACTGGCAGGGCTGCAAGATTAATGAAACGGGGAACTAGACTAGCTACAAGTGGTAACGCTAGGAAAATGACTAGAGGCGCTAAACTTATAAATAAAAGTCAAAAAGCTACCACCATTGGTAAGCAAGCTACTACTGCAGGGAAGATAGGGTCTTCTATTGGTACTTGGGCTTCATCAGCAAACGGGATAGGAACTATAGCAGCGTTAGCTGGTAAGGGTATTTCTAAACTATCTGATGACAAGGATGCTACAAAATGGAATGCAGGTGAGGTATCTGGTGATATGTTATCCGCTGTAGGACAGGGAGCTGCTTGGGGATCTATGTTAGGACCTGTTGGTACAGCTGTTGGTGCTGTAGGTGGTGCAATCTATGGGACAGTTAAAGGATTGACTCAGAGAAATAAAGCTAGAAGATCGAAGATGGAGTTCGATGATAAAAGAGATAAAGATGCTCGTAAGATTAATAACGAGACGATGCGTAGTTATGGTGCTCATGCTGGAGCGTCTAGAGCAGGGGAGTTAAAAAGTAAGACGTATTCAGGGTATGACTACGGTAGAAACACAGTTGCCAAATATGGCGGATTAAAAAAGCACATATAATGCCAGATAAGAGAGACAAAAAATGGCTTGCTAAGATACAGAAAGCCTTTACGGATAAGAGAAATGAACGTATGTCTAACAGACTTATGAAGTCTAATGACAGACAGAATGAGGGTGTTACTTCTGAGGTATATGAGGGCGACGTGACAAACATGATGCCCACGGTTGAGATAGACGTCTCTAATAAAGAGCGTGAGGCAGCGGACAAGGTTTATCGTAAGAAACACCCTAAATCGGACCCTTTAGTAACTGGTCAGGATGCAGCTGAAATTGGTGGAGGATTTGTACCTTTCCTAGGGGAAGCAATTGATCTTAAAAACACAGTTGCAGACCTTAAAAAGGGAGATTACTCTGGAGCTGCAATGAATGCTGCTGGGCTTGCATTACCTTTTGTTCCAGGTAAAGCTATAAAGGTAGCAGCCAAGGCGGTGGAGAAGTATGGTAAAGATAAGTTTACGAAGCTAGTAAAGAAATTCAAAAAGGCTGACACATCTCCTAGAGAGGTTAATGTGGATCGCCCACATGGGCCCGACAGTAAGCCTAAGCCTGAGGCTAAGCAGATGGAGTTATTTCCTGAAGACGCAGCCAAACCAAAACCTCCACATCCTATAACAGACACTCCTAGTGTTGAAGAAATGGCTTCTCTGGTACCAGAAAGTGCAAACGCAGGGTGGATGGATAAGATGTCCGGAAAAATAACCGGAATACCTAGAGCTAGTTTAGACCTTCTTAAAAGTATGGGTAGAGAAACTCTTAAAAGCAAAGGATTTACGGACGGTCAAATAGATGTTATCCAAATGACTGTAGGTGCAATTGGTGCTACAGCAGGGGCTTATGGATTATCTGAAGGCCAAGACGGTAAAAAGTATGATAATTTTAAGTACTATAGAGACGACAAAGGTAAATATAAGATTGTTGGCGGTAGAAAAGAGTACGTAAAAGAGAAAAAAGAAGACGGTGGTTTTTCACTACAAGGAGCAGTTCAAAGAGGCGGGCAACAACTACCCGGAGGACAAGCAACACCTATTAGTGGTGACGCTATCCAATTCTCGGGTAACGAACATGATGAGTCTGGACAAGGCTCGGAGAGTGGGATAATTCTAGATGACCAAACAGAGGTTGAGGATGGTGAAACCATGACTCAGGTGGCGTCTAATGGAGGAATGAAAGATTACTTCTTCTCTAATAAGTTAGAGACTGGTGGTATGACATATGCAGACCAACATAAACAACTTTTAGAGCAAGGCGGAACAAAAGAGGACGAGAGTATGTTAGCTAGAATGCAAGAGCATACAGCTGGTAGAAACCCTGACGATATTGATAACCCTGAGAATAAGAGGCGTTTTGGAGATGGTGGAGCACAAACTTTGTACGGTTTAGTAGAAAATGAGCGTGTCCCTTTTACAGGACCTTTAAGTGAGGATATGTATAAGGATGCTGATGGGGATGGAATACCTAATTATGCAGATGAGGATTACATGGAAGAGGTAGCAGCTATCAAAAAGGCAGCAAACGCTAAAGTGAAATCATCAAACTCGTCTGCTTCTGAACTTCCTAGATTCCAAGCTTATGGAGAAAACTACGATAAAATTATCAAGTCTTCTGAAGAGTCTGGATATTCAGGTAAGTCTCGTGCAAATGATCTAGGTGACGAAGGTATAGCTAGAATGCAGCACAGTGATGAGAATGGGTACTTTGGGGATAAGAGTATTTCTTCTGAGGAATCTAGGAAAGATTTCTATGAAAGAAATAGACCTGTACTAAATGATATGGGTATTAACTCTTGGGAAGAATTCAATCCTAAAGAGCACACTACGGAGTTCCAAAATAAATTTAACAAACATCTTGAGGATAAGTATGAAAATGATGATAACTTTAGAGCAAGTTTAGATGCTCAAGGTATATCAAAAGATCAGTATCTTGCAACCGGGTTTACTGGGGATGGGTTTAATGCTGTTGATGGAGACTATGGTGAGAATACGTTTAGTAAAACATCTTCTTACTCTGGTGAAGTAGACAAGAAACCTTTTGTTAAATCACCTCTAGACTTCAGCCAGGAGTACGAAGACTCATTAAAAGCTAAGACTGATGATAAGTACGAAGTTAGAAACAAATGGCAAGATAAGGCAGCATATGCTGCACAAACTCTACCTGCTTTAGCGGCAATGCTTGAGCAACCTGATTATATGGCCCAAGCTCAAGGAGTACTTCCGGGTATAGTAAGAGCGGAAAGAGAAGCACATCAGAATTTAGATAGAGTGGATTACACAGATCAACTTGCTAGAAACTCTAATGACGCCCAAGCTGTGAACAGGTTTATAGAAACTAGTGGAGGGGGATCATCTAACATCATAAACAAGATGGCAATGTTCTCTAAAAAATCTTCACAAGATAGCGCTATAAAGTCAGCGGAGAGTAATGCAAATATGCAAATAGGTAACCAAGAGGTGTCTATTAATTCTGGAGTAAACGCTAGAAATGCAGCAAATGCTTTATCAGCTAGTAGCACTAATGCAGGAAACATATTATCTGCTAGTACAACTAACGCTAAGAATGATATGTATGTAGATGAGTTTAACTCTGCAGCAGATGCAGCTACCAAGGATAGAAGATTAATGGCCCTAGATTCTATGGCTAGCGGTCTTGTAACTATGAGAGGTGATACACTTAGGTATGAAGCTGACGATTCATACTCTAGAGCGGTATCTGGTAAAACTGGTACTTACGAGCGTCAGAAAGCTAAGGAATTTGCATTAAGTAAAGGTGTTAAAAAAGATTCACAAGAGTGGATTAACATGTTTGGAACCGACTAAAAGACAATAAAATGGCTAATAAATACAGCAAATATCAATTAAAACCTTTTGCAAGTCAATATGTAGATCCAAAATCTGACAAGGTTGCGGAGCTACTTCGTGAGAGGTATGATAAAAATAAGGCTCAGGTAGACCTGATAGACAGGACTATGGCAAACATGAACGTGTTGGGTGGAGACACTCACCACGTTGATGCAGCCAAGCAGGGTATTAGAGATGAAATGCAGGGCGTTATTAAATCAGGTAACTATGAAGACGCAGGTTCTATAATTGGGGACCAAGTATCTTCTTTGCAGACAAATGAGGCTTTATTGGCCGCACAAAAATCCTACGAGGCTAGGCAGAACGAACTTGAATGGCAATCTGAAGCTAGAAGTAAAGGTATACAAATCCTAGACTTTGGTAAGGATGCATCTAAGTCTCACTCTTCTTGGATTGAGAACCCTGAGACAGGGTTAATGGAGGCTAACGTGTATCAGAACGCGTCAGAGCAAATGCTGGATTACAATGGAGCTATAAAGAAGTATGTTGGGACTATCAAAGGTAATGTACCTAGGTCTAGGGCTAACGCTGTAGCACTTAAAATTGCTGCTGGATATATCCGAGGTAGTGAAGGTAAACAGGACGTCAGACGCCTTGTAGACATTGAGTACGACCAGAACATACCTCTTGAAAAGAGACATGAGATGGCTAAGCAAGACATTCTTAGTAGAGTTAAGATACACACAGACCAACAAATACACGCGTCAGATGTTTCTAAGAACTTAACTGCTGCACAATCTGCTGTTCAAAACAGTATAATGGGTGGATCACTTCTATCTAGTAATGTAAGGTATACAGCACTAGATTTAGATGACGTTGATGGAGATTTAACCGCTACGTTTGATGGGTCTGTACTTAAGCTTTCATCTAGAATGATGGATGCTAGAAGGAAAGGCCAGACAGAGGTAGCTGAGGATTACCAAAAGATGTTAACAACGTTAGGTAAAAAAGCATTTAGTCAGGGAACTATAAGCGAAGCAGAGTATAAAAACTACACTGAGTTTGAGGTAGACCTATGGAAAAACTCCGGTCCGGAAATAGATCAAAAAGAGTTTGAGAGTTTTGGTACAATGGTTAAGTATATGACTGAAGACCAATGGATGCCAGACTTCACTATGCAGTCAGGTGTGATGGGAGACTTCCTAGATAGAACCGGGAATAAGTTCAAAGCTGCTGCAGGTGTTACCGCAGCTGCCGGAGTAGGGTCAGCATTATTCGGAGGGGCAGCTGCCGCTCCTGCATTCTTCTTATCATTTGGGGCTGCAACTCTAGCAACCGCAGGAGATTTAGCAGTAACGTTAGCTTCTCAAGCGGCTGATGGTTTCGGTAATGTTCGAGATATGATGAGACCCGAGACACAGAGTTTAGGTGTAGTTGATTCAGAGTTGACTCAGTTGATGCAAAATGTAGAGAACTTAGAGAGAATAAATCAAACATTAGGTACAACTTTCACAGATTCTGATATTCCCGCATTAAAAGATGCTGCCACCAAGTATTACAATTATAAAACAGAAGGTGGAGGAGATAACATTCATGAGCAATTAAATTCTTACAAGGGAGATGTACTTGAGGGCGAGGTTTGGACTCCATCAGCTACTCCAGAGGGGAATAAAGCTTTGGGTAATCTTAATACAGCATTTAAGGCTTACTCGTTAAGTGACTTCCGTGTTGTAGGTGTACCTGAGGATTCAGATCTATATGAAAAAATACTAGAAGAGTCCAAACAAGGGGAGCATGGGTTAATGTTCCAGGGGATAGTATCTCCTAATCTTTTAGAGATGGAACCTACTAGGATTAAGTTTAAAACTGCCGGCGGTAGAAATGTTATCGCTGACTTCAAGGATGCTGGAGGAGATGGTATGCGTAAATTACAGCATACTATTGCACAAGCCACAGGAAAGCTTAACTTTGCTGTTATGGACGAGGTTATAAGTCATCTTAAAAGGATGGAAACAGAGCCAACATTACCTGATCTAGCTGCTGCTACTCTTATGTCTGTTCAGACTTTAGGGTCGCACAGTGGTTTAGATCCATCACAACAACATGATACATACAGAGAGGTTCTAATTCAATATATGAATGATATACCTCAAGTTAAACATGCAATGGATAAGTACAAGGCCGGTTTACAAGCACAGCCAAATAACTCTCCAGAGATGATAGAAGAGAAAATGAATCAGTTTATCTTTGAAGGAGTTGGTGAGTCAAAACCACTAGTATATCACAAGTTTAAAATTAGATAATGGAAAATACTTTAGATAAACATCTTATAAACCCAGCTGACCTCGTAGAGGTGGATGACAATAGTCTACAAACTGCAGATCATATAACTGCAAGTAAGACACCTACCCAAGTGGAGCCCTTACAGGGAACAGCACTTAAGGAGTACAACTCTGCAATAGAAGCGGAAGCCTATAGTGGGCTTCTTAATCCATCTGAAGAGAGTCTAAGTCTCCCTGAAGGTATGCAAACCGGTTTACATGGTAGAATTCTAAGGGATGTAAGTTATGAAGATTATGCTAAGTATATAGATAAACCTTTTTCTTTTATATCAGATGATGCGGAAGACTTAAGGGCTTACGGTCAAGGTACTGGTGAGAAATATGCACACGGTATAACTAAATTTGTAGGTAAAACTGCTACAAACGTACTGGGATCTACAGTAGGTTTAGTGTACGGTGCAGGGGAGTGGGGATTAAATTTATTTGGAGAAGAAAGTGCTACAAAGGCGTTCTTTGATAATGACTTCCAAAGAGGGTTAGATGATGTCAACTCTTGGATGGATGACAAATTACCTAACCATTACACCAAAGAAGAGCAAGATTACAACTTTCTACAAAGTGCAGGTACCGCTAACTTTTGGGCGAACGATCTAACACAGGGATTATCTTTTGTAGCGGGTGCTGTTATTGCAGAATCTCTTTCAGGGGGTCTAGCAAGTAGTGCTGTTGTAGCTAAGGCATCTGCCATCCTAAAAGGTGCAGGTAAAAAGGCTTTAGGTACTGCGGGTAGATCTACTGAAGGTACTATGGGGGCAGTGAAAAGCCTATTCAGAAACAAGCAGGCTGGTAATGCGTTGCAAACTGTACGTCAATTAGGGACAGGTGCGATGTATGAGTCTGGGGTAGAAGCTAGACATCATTATGATGAGACTCTTGCTCATTTAGAGGGGATGTTCTCTGATGAACACAAACGTGCACCTTCGAATAAGGAGAGAGTTGGACTAGCTGATATAGCTACGAAGAGTTCCAATGCAGTTTTTGCAGCCAACCTTGCATTAGTAGGGTATGGTAACTATATGATGTTCCCAAAACTTTTTGGTAAAGGGCTAAATTCAACTAAGGGAGCTCTTAAAGGTACCATAGAGAAAGAAATCAAAGATAGAGGGAGAGCATATAAAGAGCTCTTTAAGAGTATAGGAAAGAAGGAAGGAATGATTAAGAAGGGGTGGGCTGTTGCGAAAACTCCTTTATATGAGGGTGCTATTGAGGAAGGTGGTCAAAAGTTGATGGACCTTGCAGGACAAGGTGCAGCATATGACTTCTATCTATCTAAGAGAGATCCAGATGAATTCCAGAACGTTAAAGAGCTACTCCTTAATATGGAAGATTCTTTCGGGGCTGCTTATGGGTCCAAAGAAGGACAAAAAGAGATAGGTATTGGTATGCTACTAGCCGCTCTTGGTTTACCGGGGAGATCCTCAACTAAAGGTAAGGACGGAAAAGTTACTCATAAATTTGAGATGCAAGGTGGTGTATGGGATACGTTCACTACGCTTACCGCGCAAGAGAAGGCCGTATCAGATCTACGTACTAGGTTAGAGAGATCGACGACAGCAACAAAGGCGTTTGAGAAGTCTATGGATGCCATGATTCGTAATAAAGTTATAGATAACAGTAAGAATTATGCTGCTATAATCGATAGTCCGTTTATGTATAAGAATGCAGAGCACGATGAGGTCTTTAACTACATCCACTCTAGATATACAGCAGGATTTGAGTCTGAGATATTCGAAGATATAGAGAATATACGTAACATGCCTCTTGATCAGTTCAGAGAAAGTTTCATGTACAACGAAAAGGATGACCTTAACGATGCACAATTAAAAGATAGAAGAGAATCTATAGCCACTGCTTTAGAGGAGAGAGTGGTTTCTATAAAGGAAACTCACGACAGCGTAGATAGATCTTTCATCAACTTCGGTGAGGACCAAAAAATGGCTATAACTCATGCTCTTTCAGTTAGTAAAGATGCTGACGCTAGAGAAGCTGAGATACACGAAAGGTTACAAAGCTTGGGTGTAGAACTTGACTTCGAAATTGAAGAGGATAAAGCTACGGCTGATAAGCGAGAAGCTGACGCAGCTAAAGGTAGAGGTAAGTCTTTGTGGGACCGCATAAAGGGGAAAACAAAAGCTGCTATACTTTCTGACAACTCTTCTGCAGTAGAGAAAGTAAAAAGAAAGCTCAACATAAAAGAGATCACAGACCCTGTACACATAGAAGCTCTACATAGAACTATGTTAGAGGAAGTGGCAGAAGTAGCTAAAACTATACAAGAGGTAGAACAAGACAAGTCTTTATCTAAGGAAGAGAGAGATCAGAAATTAGAGAAGCTTGGTACTGAACAACTACAAATCACTAACAGAATAACAGCTTTAACTAAGGCTATACATGATGGTTTAGACCCTTATATCAGTGCTCAGGAGCAAACAATGTTGGATAAATGGCAGAAAGCCAACCCTACAGCAGCGGCGGAAAGTCTAGAAGAGGCTAAGCAGCTTATGAAGGATGCTAGAAAGCTTAGAGCTAGAAGGCATAGAGCAACAGCCATGTATAATGAGCTATTAGAGCTTAGAGAAGAAGGTGATTGGAATCCTAAAGGATGGTGGAAAGTATGGGGAATGGAGAAGGGACAGATTGTACCTCAACCAGAGCTTCTTTTGCAACAGTTCTTGGATACCACACAAGAGGCTATGGTCGATATAGGTGATAAAAAGCTAGAGAGACTGTATCATACGTATAAAGGTAAAGTAGTAGAGTTTGAGTACGAGTACACATCAGAGGGTGAGAGAAAGGGAACTAAGGTATTGAAGCGTTTCTACGTCACAGAAGCTGCGCTTGAATCTACCGAGGATAAATTGCTACAACCTATACCTTCTATGGAGACTATCTCCTTTATGAAGCAGATGGAGGCACTACAATTTGAAAGAGAGGAAGCTCTAGATGCAACTGACTCTAAGAACGAAGCAAAAAAGAATGTAGCGCTACAGGATGTGATACGACTGGATAAGGCTATTGAGCTTTTAGACGCTATACTTGCAGACCCTAAGCATGTTACAAACACCAACCCTTACAATTTAAGTTTATTAGGTACGACCTCTAGTAATATTACCGTAGTAGACCCGGCCACTATGGCAAAGGAAATGCTAGAAAGTAGTATTGCGGAGATAAGCACATCATTAAAGAAGGACATAAAGTCAAAAGCAGCCAACCTAAAAGAGATTAACGCTCACTTGGAAAATGAGTTAGCAAGGCTTGAAGAGGCTGAAAACGCTAATGCACTTCTTATAGGTGAGAGCGAGACACTGATAAAGATTGTCTTTGATGCCTCCCATAGTATTCGAGAGTTAAGAGCTGGAGCATTAAAAGTTGAAGCTAGGCTAGATGCACTTCGATTAGATGCTAAGGCATTGGCCAACTTTAAACGAACTAAAGGGGTTCAGAATGTACGTTCTGCAGAGCAGGCACAATCTTTAATCCTAGAGCTTCATGATAAGGCGTTTACATCTAAGAGGTACAGTAAGTACTCTTCGGATCTATTCAAAAGTCCGGTAGCACACTTAGTTACTACTTTGGCGGATGAGAAAACTTCATTTGACCGCGCTAAATTCTTTGAACTGCAGACTATCCTTGGAGAGTTTGGTGAAGCGACAGAGGAATTATTAGTAGAGTACAAACCAGAGTTAGCAGCGCTATTTAAAAAATTAAAAGCAGCTACTTCAGCACTTAAAAAGATAAGCGATGCAGTATCATTCAGTAAGACGGAGACAGGTGAAGACTCTGACAATCTTAGTCCTGATGTTTCTAAAGAAGATGAGAGTGCATACAATAAGGCTTTTAACAAGGTTGCAGAGTACAGAGCTACTTTGGATAACGCTAGGGTGGAGTTTAATGCGGCTGTTAATGAGCTAGCATTCAATGCCTTACAGTTAGAGTCCATGGCTGACAAGCTTTTGGATCACCTCATATACACTAATAATGCGTTAGAACGATTCATGAGGCCTCCAACTAAAGAGGAGAAGATTGATACAAACTACGTATCCACTAAAGAGGGTGAGCACGTTTCTGAAGTAATTAAAGGTAATACACCAACAGAGGAATTCAATTCTGCTATAACGGTGACATCTTTAAGGAAGACTGCGGGTCATCATGTTATGGCGGAAAGTGTGTACTACGAATACAAGGGACAGATCGAGGCTGGCGTTATACTTGAGCCTGCACTTATGGCCCAAATGGAAGCTATGGAGGATCAGATGAGATTCTTCGCGTTTACCTCTAAGTTGAATGCTACAAATACAGACTACTTATTACAGGCTGTTACTCGAGATACCGTAGACCCTAAACTTGCTGGTCAGGTATATTTCTACCACAAGGAAGGAGATAAAGAATCTTGGGTTAGAGGTAACACTGAAAAAACCACACACAGAGCTGTTGGGGAAGAGATTGATGAGAATATACTATATATAGTTACCGATAAAAACGGTAAACCTATTAGAAGAGCAGGAGGTAAAGGAAGTAAAGAAGGTGAAGGTAAAATTATCTACACATCTATGCCTACCGCTGTGAGAACAAAGATAATAACTCTACCTAGAGGTAAAAGCCCTAAAGGTGAGCAAATGGAGGTTTACAGATACTCTAAGAGAGACCTAATTCAAAGTTCAATGCAGTCCGTGACGGATGAAAACGACGTCGTGCATTACTACGGACCTAGAAAAGCATCTATAGAGGCTGTGTTTACAAACCACAGGAATATGAGAAATAGAATTTTAGGGGATGACACTAAGTTGTTCTTTGAGATTACAGGTCACAGTTCTCCTATGGTTAAGAGATATGCAGGAGAAAAGAGTAGACCTAGTGAGTCAATCCAGGGTGCTACTCATATGATACCTCTTAAAATTAACTTGGGAGCGAAAGGAGCTAAAAGTAAAGTTACAGTTGGTGGTACAAGACACACTTTAAATAGTGGTATGACGTACATGGAGAAAGACGGTAAGTTAGTTCCTATGCAGCACAATACGTTAAGTCCTGCAGCGCAAGAGACTATATACCAGTTACTAATTAAGTACGCTGAAAATCACAAAGAGAGACTAGATGGTAAATTAGGTCCTGCTGCTGCAGAGTTGGTAGACCCAACTAACCCGGATAGTGCTAAAATAATACACATACTTAAAGGGTTGACATTCTTTGGTAATAGATCGATAGAATCTACAGCACCTAACTTTGATATTGTGAATTCTACTAATGGGTTCTCAGTTAATTTTGGGGAGCACGGCACAATTGAACTTCAGAATCTATTAGACTCAGTTGGAGCAGAGTCTCTACATGAGGACTTAAAGGTCTTTTTATCTGGGATGCACTATAACGTGAACCACTTTTTACTAAAAGAGGATACGGCTACCAGAGAAGGGACAGGCGTACTTGGGGCATGGAATAAAAAGTATAGCACTAAGATAGGTAAGATTAAAGGGAGTGCTGCGTATAAAGCTAAATTAGAGAAAGGCGAGAAAGCTGCAGAATATTTCTTTCAGAAAGAAACAAATAAGTGGAAAAAGGACAACCCTAAGCCGGCAGCTGAGGCATTCACAGAGTTTATTGAGCACAAGATCGATTCTTCCGGTAACCTAACTAAAGAGGTGTGGACAAACTACACAGACTTCCTAGTAGGTAACGGTAAAGACGATTCCAAGAGAAATTCTATGGATGAATACCCTTTATTCACTAACTTAGCGGATAACTCTAGGGACGACGACCTTAACTATCATGAGAAAGCTCAATTTTCTAACACGTATCTGAAGCATGGCAAAGATCCTAAGACGTTGGATGAGATAACTAAGGAGCGTAAAAAAGAAGAAGTAAAAGAGAAAGAAGAAGAAGTTCCTGCAGAGGAGACGGCAGAAGTTGAAGCTACATCTGTGAGAGTTGTTAAGATTAAATTCCCAACCGGAACAGAGGCTGTAATAGAATTCAAAGTTGATGATATGGGAGCCATAGCTGAGGTTAGATCTCTGAAACATTCTGTCAGAGGGGTAAAAGAGCACACTTCTAATCTAAAAGGATTGTATAGTGGAGGTAATGTTCACGCTGTTGTTAGTCAGATGGTAAGTCAGAACCTAGTTGTTAGTGATGTTACTACAGCTATCGAGTCCTACGTGGCAGAAGCTGAAGATGATACTACCACACCAACTGCAGACGAGAAGGCTGTGACGGAGCCTACAGAGGAGCCAGTAACGGGAACCCTTGAAGGGATTAAAAAGAAGAAGAAGCAGACGTTTCAGAAAGAAGAAACACCTGAAGTAGATAAAATAGACCCAAATTGTTAAAATATAACGTAATATGAGTAATTGTATAGTTCAAGGTGATTCGCATAACGGGGAATCTTATTTTGATAAGGCTAGAGAAACCTTAGAATTCATAAACCCTAGAAGAGCAGATGCGTCTCCTATATTTTCAGTTCAGAAATTTGGTGACTTCTTATATGGGTCATCATATTCAGAGCAGAAGGCTGCAAAAGATCTATTTTATGACGACGTTGTATCCTTTAGCCCGCAATATTCTAATACTTTTTCAACTGTTATAGCTAGAATGCTTAGGCAGGAAGGTATGAATGAGGTGGTATCAACCTTTAAAGCGGAGAATAAGGAAATATCTATAAACAATGTGCCACGTAAAGTGGAGAACCTCTCTGAAAAAGAGGTTATAGCTTATATAGCGGAATTATTTAAGAGTTCTGCCTCGTCTTACGCTGGTGGAGAGGTGTACACAACTACAAGTGAGTCTTTAGATGATCTATTTCAATTCTTAAATTCATTTTACGCAACTTTAGAAGACAACAAATCCGCTTTAAGTGGTGCAGTTGTAGGATCGGCGTCTGTGGATACCGGGTACGAACTTTCGGATGAGGGGAATGGAAAGTTTAAAGTAAAGGGAATAAGTACTCGAACACGTACGTACCTAAACCAAGGTATGAATGTTATTTTACCGGACCTTTTATCTGCAAAACAGATCTCTACAATACTATCCTCCCCGGAAGATAGTAAGGAGATAATGAATAATATCTATGGTACACCTTCAGATATGGACGGTAAAGTTTTAGGTAGATTAAAGGCATACTTGGCAGCTAGGTATAACACAAAGATTGATCAGTATGAGGAATCGGAAGAGGGTTCCCCAAAAGAGGCGGCTCTACTACGTGAGATACAGGATTTAAATTTACTTAAGAATACTGACGGCTTTTTAGAGCTTGAATGGGACTCTGTAGTAAAGGGACATGTAGCGCACTTAGCTTCACTTGGGTTATATGTGAACTTAGACCAGTCTGAGGACACTGCAACTGACAATGCATCGGATGAAGAGGCAAGCACTAGGGATTCTTTAGGTATAACTCCTGCGCATGAAGTAAACCCTGCGTCTAGATTAAGTAGCGAGATTAAGTTTTTAATTAGCACTCTACCTATAATTACAGGAACTAAGCCTAGCGGTGAATACCAATTTAAATTAAATAAATTAGGGGTTCCTGAAAACTCCAATCCTAGTGATATAACTTCTAGACTATATAAAGAGCTAGCTAACACTTCGTCTCCTGAGATGATGATGGAAGCTATGAAAAAGTTAGGGGAAGAGAACCCTGTGTTTAACATACTGCTGGAAAGGATGGGGCTAAAGTTTGCTAACTGGGAGTTCGCAGATGAGCTAGATAGCGATCAAATGAAAGTTATGGTTGGGTTCCTTACGGCGTTCAACAATGCTAAACCTCTATACCAGATCACACAGGTAACCGGGGCCGGCCAAAGGAGTACTAACGACGCCAATACAGAGAACAATGAGAGATTAGTAAAGTATCTATGGAAAGAGAACTTTACAAATGTATCACAAAGCTCTCTTGGGAAAGTTTCTGGAGGACGTATGGTTCTTGATTTGTCTAGAAATATCGATGGATTCACTATACGTGAAATGCTTGAGCATGGAGGTAATGGAGTAGCGGAAACACTACAAAGACTATCATGGTTAGGCATAGAGTTTTCCAATGTACCAGCTGTAACAGCTATCTTGGAATCTCCTGAAGGAGCAGCATACAACAGTGATATAGATTGGTTACTTGGGGCAGTTTTACTAGCAGATGGGGACGTTCACAGTTTATTCAATCTTAATGTTGGTGGTAACTTAAAAAACTTAATCGGATTACAATTAGCTACTTCTAGTGACATAGGTTCTATGCAGTTTAGAGGTGTAGATGATGGTAAAATATACGCCGTTAGTCTTAAAGGATTCTTAAATGTATTAGTTGATGATCTTAATCAGGGAGGAGAACTGTTGGACAGTATCTCTAAGAGCCCTACAGCTGGAAACTCTGTATGGGCACAATGGTTAAGGGAAGGGAAACAGATGAAAGTCGCAGTGATAACCGGTACCGTAAACACGGAGACACAGAGATCAGTTGGGGTTAGTAAACAAAGTCCTTCAGATATAGCTGTACAAATGGTATCAAATATACTATCTGGGTTTGTACCTACCATAAAGGAAGGTAACAAGAAGACTCACACAGCTATTAATATTGGAGGTAAACCAACTTTCAAGACTACTAGAGAAGAAATGGTTGACAGGCTCCGAGGATACTTAGAGGATGAGATACTTACAGCTAGTATGATACGTTTTGGTGCGGCACAACAAATTAAAGGTGTTAGCACTAGAGGTAGGGAAGTTCAATTCTTTGCACATGACGATTTCTCAGAAATAAAAGATTTAATTGAAAGGTTAGTATCTACTAGAGGTATATCTAGAGAAGGTATTCAAGCGGGCTTAGACGATGATGTAACAGAGGCCCTGGAAAAGCACTTAGAGGCTGAGATACTCAGAACTAAGGCAGGCTTAATAAAATACAATGTAGTACAAGAGAATTTAAACAACAAAGATGCTATCATTTCTTACACAAATGTAGGGGTTGATAATAACCATTTAGATTCACTAAACAAAACATTAGTTACAAACGGTAAGCTTGATGACCTCAACATTTACCCCTCACTTTTTGATAAACTTGCAGAGCAATTAACTATCGAGAGAGTGACTAGTACGCATGAACAGTTTAAAATACTATTTGGGCACCCTGCAAATTTCTCAGATATATTCAAGAGGGTTTCATTATTTATCTCTCCTAAGATATACCCTGCAACGGATACATACATCCTAGACTGGGCCGAGAAGAGCTATAAAGGTAGAGGTAACCCTAACAGGTATAAACTACACAACGCCAACGAGGTTAGATTCATTACAAGAAAGGAAGTTACAGAAGTTTCAGCTTACACATACCAATACATAGAGACTCTAAAAGCTCTAAAAGCGAATGAAGCTCTTATAGGTATAGTTGAAGATACATACGGTAAGTATGAAGAAGGTAAGACTGGGATTCCTGGTCAATACTCTCACGGAGAAAAAGGCATGGAAGTGTTTGATGGTGGAGGTATGATACATTTAGATTTCTATCGAAGAGTAAGATTACTTACAGACTCTTGGGGTAAAACTGAAGAGGCTGCATACCACGCAGTTATAAATGGTACAGCTTCAACAGCAGATGTGGGTATTTTAAGCCCTATCAAGCCTCAAGTTATTGCTCAGGCACTAGAAGATGGAATTGACTTTAGAGTGGGTAACAAGTTCGCATTGTTCCCTATTCACCCTAATCTATCAAAGGTATTAGATGGCAATACAAATACAACTGTACTTGATGCTTTGTATGAGGACATGAACACTAATAACTTAGATTATGTTGTTAGTGAATCAACCACTAAGATTGGAGCTAAGATGAATTCTCAGCTAAAGTTTGATGACTACATATCTGAAGATGGGTCGTACGCACCACTACAAGATACTACAGCGGTTCAATCGTACCCACTTCAGTATTTTGGAGTTCAAATGGCCCCTAAAGATAAGAGGGGTAGTGAAGTTCCTGTTGGAACTCAGAGTATGGCAATGATGTTAAACAACATCTTTGACGGTATAAATGAGGAGACCGGAACATCTATACTTAATGAGAAATACAAGGCTATGCCTTTCTCATCAGAGGAGTCTTGGGAAGAGGCAGGAGATCGATACCACAGATTACATGGTGAACTTATAGAGAGGGAGACACAGGTTCTAGCTATCAAGCTTGGATACCAATATTCTCCTAGTGATAAAACTTTCCTTTTACTGGATAAGCAATTGTCCAGAGAGTTGATGAGAGACACCATCCTTGATGAGATGTCTAGGAGAGAGATTTCTGATACTATGAAAGAGACCATCCTTACAGTATTTGATGGGGATATGAACTTGATGAATCAATCGTTTGAGAAGTCTAGATTAGAAACTATTGTTACCTCTATTATAACTAGCTCAATTGTTAGACGTAAGATGAGAGGTGAGATGGTAGTATTACAATCTAACTTTGGTCTACAGATAGACAACAAGGCGATGAAGCAGTCTAATGCGTCTGCAGAAATTCAAGCCTTAAGAAAGCTTAAAGCTTACAGGAAAGATATATCTGATTCGGACCTACAAAAGATGTCACCAGAAGCAAGAGCTGAGTTCTTAAGAACAGCAGACACTCTTGCTATGGAGGTATACATGCCACACGCTTTTAAAGAGTTTTATGGTGAAGATATTCCTGAATACATAAAACTAACAGATGAGGTTAGAGAGGCCATTGGTTTCCGTATTCCTACAGAGGGGTATAACTCTATTGAGTACATAAAGATAGTTGATTTCCTACCGGTTGGTATGGGGTCTACCATTATTGTACCTTCTGAAATTGTAGCGAAGTCTGGGGCCGATTTTGATATTGATAAATTAACTTTATATCTTCCAAACGTTGAGTTGGTAGGAGATACGTTGCAACCTATGCGTCGTATAGATCCCTCAACTGCTACTGTAGAAGATGTTGAGTACCTTAGAAAGACAGACTTAGATAATTATAAGTCACTATTCTTTAAGACATTCCCTACAAATAAAGCTCTAGAGCACATAAAAGATTTAACTGAGATTTACAGTAGTAAGTCTGCGGTAGAGTCTTTGTTTAAGGATTACGCGCAAGTGCCTGAGGTTAAGGCGTTTAAAGAGAAGTTAAAAGAGAAAAAAGAGACAGCTAGTAATATAATCAATCCTGTTGATAAAGCTGCAGCTTATAGAGCTATAGATAAGTTACGTGATGATTTCTTAGATAGAGCTATTTCAGCTCCTCACACAATATTTGAAGGCGGGTCAATGTCTAACGCTAGGATGTTCCAGTTAGACATTATGGAAAGGTTAGCCGAAAAAGATAGACTATTACATGATAGATTCTTCAAGCTTACAAGTAAAGATGTTCAGACTAAGAAGTACATGCAGAATCAAGTGCAAAACATTATGCGCGATATTCTTAAGCATCCATTATCGTTTGATCAACTTATAACCCCTGTTGGGGCCTTTACTTTAAAGGATATTGCATATAAAATTGATAAACTGGTCAACAAAGAAGACTGGGTTGGGGACGAGAGGGTTAAAAAGGACCTAGTAGATATGTTAAGTCTTGATAACCTTATTAGTACAGAGTTCATAATGAATCAAACTATTGGGGGTACAGGTATTGTAGCCTCTAGTTCTACTCACGTAGCTAAATTACAGAGGGTGAACATGGCCTTCAATAAAGACGCCGGAGTAGTGTTCAATTTCTCGGAGGTAGACCCTTCATATTCTATATCTAAAACTTACACGTACAGATCGGATGTTACAATTAACTCTTTAATGCAGCAATATATCTCAGGGTATGTCGATGGTGAGAAAGATCCTTTTGTTACTTACGTGAATGCAGGTAAAGAAGGGGCCCCAGTACACATGGCATTAGAGACAATTGGACTTCCCTTGGAAACTGCATTGGCTTTTATGTCTCAACCAATACTGTTTGAGTATTTTGCACTTAAGAATGAGAATCAATCTCAGGCAGCAATGTCATTACCGTACGGCGTAGAGGCGTACAAGTCTGATAAAGATATAATAGCCTCTTTGATTACCAAGTATGGTGGAGTAGGAGGTTCAGTTCAATTGAGTGAGGAACTTTTAGCTCCATATATAGGTAAGGACTTATTGGTTACAGAGGAAAACTCAGATAATGATGTAGTTGAGACTTTTGGGGATATAGCACGTGAAATTCAAGTGCAGGTATTACAAGACTTTATACGTTATAAAGAGTATGCTAGACATTTAAAGAACCTAGAAGTTACACACTCATATGATAAGCTTAAACTTAAAAATGAGAGTGAGTCTATCTACTTAGAAGCCCTGGAAAGAAAGGTAAGAGTAGATGGTATATTCACTGGTATAGGTGCACTGACGTCTAGTAAGAATTCAATGCTTTCATATGGTAGAAACGCTATAAAATCATCTACAAAACTATTAGAATCTGTAGATCTGAAGAACACATCTACAGCGCTTAGAGAGGTTTTTATTGGTAAAGCGTATGACATGATAGAGTCCGGTTTATCTAGAGATGATATTACTTACACTCTAAATAGATTTGATAATTTCATAACAGCTAACTTAATACAGAGTGCTACTTATGGGGAGGAAACTATCTCTGATATGAGAGCTCGATTGTTCCAAGGCCCGAATAGTTTACCACGACGTATAGATGCTCTACAGAAGTCTGGAGAAGTACAAAACTTAGTGATAGATTCTCTACTTCCATTATTAGATCCATACATAATGGGTACTACTATGGCTACCGTAGATGGGTTGAAGCTGCATAGAGGGAAATATGATATTGGTATGGTAGACATCTTGAAAGAATCTTTCGAGGACTTACGTTTACTGGCACCAGATATTCACCAAGACCTAGTTATATTCAGTGTATTACAATCAGGTGTAGATTACAGTCAGAATTCTTTTGCTGCAATCATACCACCTGCAGATGTTGCTGCTATAACTAAGAATGTATTCGACGGGTTCTTAAACTCTTCAGATGTAGGAGGAAAAGCTAAAAGACTTTGGCACTCTTTCTTGGATAATAATTGGCACAACTCTGTGATCTCACACCAAGTGTATGTAGGTGATAGCAAATCTGCTATATTCCATGCCGATGAAATAAAGGCTGACGCTAATGCATTTCCATGGGTAAAGAAAAATTCACTAACTTTGTCTAGAAAGGTGGGGGAAGTATATTCGTACTCACATTTCACAAGAAATAGAAAAGGTGATGACTGGCTAAGAGCTGGTAAGATGGGAGTTAAGGGTAAACTATTGGAAGCGGTAGGTTCAACAAGTATCATACTGACAAATGCAATAGAATCTCCATTAGGTCTTTTGACTAACAATGTAGATTTATCTAGAAAGATACTCAAGGGAACTAAGAATATGCATTACTCCTCTAGTAGGGTTGCAAATGGTTTGTATTCTTTAGGTAACCAGGCGTTAATAGATGTGAAGTACGCATCCAGAGGGAATAGCTCTGAAGTTATAAAGTCTGGAAGCTTAGGAAAGTCTCCAACTGGTGCTAGATGGGATAAAGCTACTTTAGCTAAAGCTTTAGGGTTCTCTTCATTAGCTCAGGCTAATAAGACTCCTGATTTAAAGGCCTTCTTTGCTGATAAGAGTCCTTTATTTATATCAAAATTAGATGTGCAGGCTCCTGGTAATACAGGGTTTGTTCAAGAATCATCAGAGTATAAGAAGGCTATGGAAGCTGAAACAGCCCCTCCTTCACAGGACCTATCAAACCTAACAGAACAATTAAAATGTAAATAATATGTCGTGCAGAATAACTAGAAATAATGAGGGATCTATAGAACAAGTCAATGATAAGTATGGACGGCCCTCTACTTTGTACGAAGAGATAAACCAATCTATCCACGACGGAGCGTTTGAAGACGTAGCCCTTGCAGCATACCTGCAGGCAACTCATGTCTCTGATAAGATAGAGCTTGAATCTGAGCCTACTATTAACAGTACCATAGTTACTAAAATCCTAGACAATGTCCACGCGGATATGAATTCTTGGGGGGAACTTGGGCATCAAGTTAAACTTAAAGAGACTTCAGACACCTTGGAAAACAGTCTTGATTATTTCCTTATGAAAATAGGGGTAGAGGTTAGAGAAGTTGACGTACTTAAGGATGAATCAGGTAACCCTGTGAGTGCTATGGGGTTGGCGGATATGACCAACAGAGTTATACAGTTGTCTACTCAAGGTGCAGATATATCTACACTTTCAGAAGAAGCTGCCCACTTTTTAGTGGAAATATTACGTAGTGATGAGAACCCTTTATATAACTCCATGTATAAGATGGTCGAGTCCTTTGAGATATTCAAAGAGATGGCCAAACCAGACAGCTTCTACTACAAGCAGTACGACGGTAACATGGATATGATTAAGCGGGAGGCTATAGGTAAGATAATCTCTGAGCATATAGTAAAAGGAAAAGACAATTTAGAATCTAAGGAGAAGCTATCGAGATTAGAAAGATGGTGGAACCGAGTTCTTAACGCGTTATCCGGTATTTTTGGGAAGACAGTATCAGACCCTTTCATTAAATCGGCGATGCATATGTTCAATAATGACCTTGAGTCTGCTGTTAATATAGACCCAAGGACTGCACAGTTGACAGGGGTGTTCTATCAGGATAAAACCGTGGCAGAAACTCTCGAGATGATAAAGGACTTTGAGGGGAGATATGAAATAGATAAAGTCGAGCTAGCAGATGTTACTTCCAAGGATTTAAAGAAGTATTTTGTACAGTTAGCTGGAGATGAGTCTTCTTTAGATAGATACGTAGGAAAGAAAGGTTCTATATACGAAGGCATAGAGCTTAAGATTAGAGCATCCGATGCTGCATCGATCATATACAATAAGAAAACCTCCAAGAGGTACCTCTCAGATGAGGAGAAGATTTTCCAAGACGTTAACGCTAAAGTTAGAATGTCCGTAGGTACTAAAGGTCACCTTATAATGGAGAAATTAGTGGATGTAGTATTCCACAAGAAAGGATCTATAGGGAAAATACTAACCAGTGTAGGTACTACGTTCTCAGAGGCACATGTAAAGAAATTACATAAGTCTATGCTGCACTTGAAGTCAGTTATCGACGCACAACAAAAGGTTGTAGACCCTAAAGGTAAGTATACTATACTTCCGGAACAGTTCATTTCAGATGAGGCTGTAGGTATGGGGGGTACAATTGATTTACTCGTACTGTTCAGTGATAACTCTGCATCAATATATGATTATAAATTTAAGGGAACAGCGTTCAAGAATAGTACATGGTCTAAACATTCTAAGAAATTAGAGGTTACCAAAGATATGTTCGCAGATTCTATCGAAGGGTACGATTCTCAGATCGGTGTATATAGAGACGCTTTACTATCTAAGTATGGTGTAACCTCTATTAGACAGTCTCGTATCATACCAATAGGTATAAAGTACAAGACTAACAAAAAGAAGGAACTTTCTGAGGTTGTAGAAGGTCTAGATGTATGGACAGGGGATGAGAAAAATGACTCTCACTCTCTTGAGCACCTCCCTGTAGCGCTAGAGCTTACCGGAGATGAGAATATTGATAAACTATCTATGGCAGAGATGCGTAGATATAGAAAGCTTGCGGATGAATTATCTCACACTAAAGCTAAAGATAAAGAAGCTGTTGAAAAACGAATGGAAGCTTCTCAACGTATAATTAAAACACTGAGACTTCACCAAGATGTGGCGCCGGCACTAGCTGAGGCCAACCGTCTGGTAAAAAGAGCCAATTTGGGTATGGGTGTAGAGGATGAGTTCATCACAGTTAAAGGTGAAGAAGAATTCAATCCTAAGTACTTATCAGAGAAAGAGCTTTTAACTATATATAAGGAATTAGTCCACTTCCGTGGATTTACTGAGTTGGAAAGAGTACGAGAGACGCTAGCAAAGAGCCCTAAAAGTAAAGCGCTTTTAGAGTCACTGAACTCGTCTACTGGGAACATAGTAACTACAATCAAGAGTCTTCAAGATGCCATCGTAAATAGGATGGATACCAAGGCTAGAGCTATGGGTATTAAGAGTTTTAAGTATAACAGACAGATGTCTGCTTTAAACTCGTATGTTAACATATCCTCACATTCATCTGCTTACAGTAGATATATGCATGAGACTATGGTTGTTATTAATGGGAAGGCCTTAGAGTTTGAAAAAGCGTTGGCAGGAGAGATTAAAGCAGCTATGGATGCATTAGAGTCCGGATCCATGACAATACAAGAGGGATACGCTAAGCTTATCAATCCATTGACACATAATTTATATGCTAAGTTTTCGCATGAGTTCTATAAGGACAAGAAAGCAGCTATATCTGAAGGTAATCACGCATGGATGAAGGCTAACTATCAAGTAGATGAAGAGTATTACCAGAAAGAGTTTTCTAACTGGAAGAAGTCTACATTCAACATGATAGATAAAGAGTATCCAAATGCACCTGAGGCAGCGGCATCAGCTAAGAAGTCTTGGCTAGAGAAGTACGACGTTAAAAATTCGGATAAAGCTTGGGTTGGACCTGGTGGGACTTACTTCACAAAGATTAACGAAGAGGCTACCAGAGGGTATATAACTCCAGAGTATTCGGAGATAGCTAATACACCGGAGCTAAAGCAATTCTATGACTTCCACGTTAAGAAGGTACATGAATTTGAGAAGAGGTTTGGTAAGAATTTAGGTCATACGTTCATAGGTAATGTACATAAATCGTTAGTAGACTCTGTAATTGAGGATGGTAACCCTTTTAGCACACTATCTAAGAGTGCTATAAATGTATTTAAAACTAGAGAGCATGAGCTTGAATTTGCTAAGGCCGATACAGATGGTTCAGGTATAAGACATGTACCAAGATTGTACACGGCGGAACTAATGTCCGAAGATGCAGAAGGTAATGAGGTTATTGATAGATCTCTTAGGTCTAATGAATTAGGTAGATCACTTTACTTACTTGGCCAGGCTGCAATCCAGTACGAGCTTAAGCATGAAGTACAAGATGAGATGCTACTTATAGAGGCTATACTTAAGGATAACATGATCGATTCAGTTCTAGAAGACGATAGAGGTAATACTATATCGCAGGGACATCAGAGAGTTAAGACTGTATTTAATGCAGGACAAGCTAATGCAGAGAGTTTCACTGATTTAGTTGACAAAGCTATATATGGCATAAGCCTTAAAACTAAGGACAGTGTAACTGAGAGCGGTATAAGTTTCAATAAATCCATGCTAGCTCTAAAAGCCTTCCACTCTGTGGCAGCTTTAGGACTTAAGATGCCCGTAGCGTTAGGTGCGTTAGGTGCAGGTATTGTAGGGGTAAATATCCAAGGTAAAAAGGGTATCCACATAACAACCACCAATGTTCGAGAGGCAGAACTAGCTTTGATAGCTAGAGACCCAAAAGTAAGAGCAATTATGGAGCATTTCCAACTTGCTGTGTTGGATGAATCCAAGAGAAGGGGAGAAATGCTGGCATCTACTGTTAGGGCTAAATACTTAACAGGTGATAGATGGTTTGAATTCTTAGCACAAGCGGATAAGGTGGTAGATACTGTCTTAGCCGTGGCTATGTCCAAAAACCATGGTGTAGATGCGAATGGTAATTTAAAGCGTATGAACGAGCTCCCTAAGGGTACCTTGTCAATGTACGATAGTATGGAGCTAACAGAGAATAAAGACGCTGTTTTTGGGGTAACAGATAGATACGCTGTTAAGATACCGGGGATGGAGGCAAACGCTTTCAACAACTTTAGAGCTCGTATGGCTACAATGAGTACGAAAGTAAAAGGTAGTGCATCCCCAGAGTCTATAAACACTGCAGGGATGACCATAATAAACAGGTTCTTCCTACACTATAGATCTTGGTTGCCAGGTTTAGCATTAGAGAGATTTGGTATGCTTAGATATGACCATACTTTAGAGCACTTTGATCAAGGAACAATGAGAGGTTTCTTTGGGAACTTCGGTCCTGATGAGATGTTTGATAGTTTAGGTCAGGCTATTACAGCTGAATGGGCTTTGCATGAGTATGCAGGCGCTATACTTGTAGATGCAGGTAAGATAGCGTTGGATATTGGGACCTTTGGTCTTACCAACGCGCATAAAATAAAAGAAGGTAAAGCTAGACGTGAGTTTAAGAACTTCATGGTGGATCAAACTATGAACGAAGAATTCGCATTTAAGACAAAGGAAGAAGAAGAAGCGTCATTCCAAAAGTTCTTGGAGTTGAAACGTGGAAATCTTAAGGGGTCGATCGCAGAGCTCAGGGCAGTTGCATTGTTAATGCTAACTCTTATGGCAATGGGAGGAGACTGGGATGACGACGGTAAGATAGATATTAACCAATCATGGTTGGGTCGTAAGATTCACAATGTATTTGGACGTGTATATAGAGAGACTGCAGTATTCTGGGATCTAACTGAATTAACAGGACCTAGGTCTACAGGTATTCCTTTACTAGGTTTAGCTCAAGATGGTATAAAGTTGATAAACAACTCTATGGATGAGTTTTGGGATAGAGTAACTGGTAAGCAAGGGGTTGAAACTGATAGAGCAGAGGCTTGGTTCTATGCTTGGAAGTTCGCACCAGGTTTAGGTGGATTCGTTAAAACTCTTGAGATATATCCTCAGCACAAAAACCATAGATAATAAAGCAACACAACATAAAAAGGGGGCACATAGGCCCCTTTTTTTAATTTCTATCATCTAGATCTTGACGATACCTGTTGTTGAACACCAAGAACATCATGTTACACATAATATGTCCTAAATGGGGCTTTCCACTATCAGGATCTATGTCCTCACCAGCTTGGTAAGCTACAATGTGGCGCATAGCACTCCCCAACAGTTCAGAAGTAGGTTGACCCTTCTTCCAATTGTTAGGAGCGTACTTTTCAGCACCAAACATCAAGACTTCAACCATAGGTTCTAAAGACTCAAAGTCTATTAGTTCCCATGCCATCTTTCCTTGGTTATATCTATCCGCGCGTTCTGAATCCATATCCATATCGCTTCCAGGCATAACATCGTTGATGTCTTCTAGAATATTATTAAGGGACAGTGCCTTTAATAATGCTTTCATGTCCTGACTATGTTTGTTTACATAGTCGAACTCGTACTTCTCTTGCTCACTCATCGTAATTGTTTTTTACATTTATAGAAATCTTCATCAAAAGTCTCATCATCCTCGTTGATAACACTTAAAAGCTCTGAAGAGGAGTCAAGCTTCACACCAAGTAAGGCGCTTAGGCTGTCTCTTCTCTCCGGGGCTTTAAATAGTATCTGTCCTAGTTCACTGTCTTTCTTCATACCATGGAAGTCCAACATATGCCTCTTATACCCACTACTAATTTCTGAATATTTACCTCTAGTAAAGCGGTCATAATCTTTAGCGTGTCTATCTTCAACATCGAATACGAACATAACTGTGTTAGTACTAGGGTCGTATGTCCTCTTGAAATTCTTTCTCTTTGAAAGTTCCCCTTCAAACTTCAAGAATAAAGGATCGCCAGACCATCTAAATAGTAAGGCTATACAACAATAGTCCGTGTCTGTGGCTATAAAACAGTTCATAAATAATCTATCCCAAAAGAAGTCCTCACACTTATCCCCCATCATTGGGGTTACGAATAAGGATGCCTTGGTAGGCTTTGCAGTAGATAATGTGTAGATTATTCTACCATTGATCTCCTGCCCTTCTATAAAGTTTATTTTATACAAAGTTTTCTTAACTTCAAGGGTTAGCCCTGTGTGGATTATAAATCCATCAGGTCCTTCAAGGGAAAGTATTTTCCCATCCACTGTGTGTGGTGTTAAGTCTCTTGTTCCTCCCGCAATGCTAAATGATAGCGCTGTCTTTGGAGTGTAGATTAGATTTGAACATTTTACGGCCATATTTCTTCAGATTTAATAGCCGGTGCACCTACTTCATAAGTAACTAATTCCGGCAGTGGTACACCTGCAATTCTTTCTGATTCTTCAGATGTCTTTAACATGTATACAAGGTTAAAAGTCTCTGTAAATTTAAGAATTCCATCTTGTATACCAAATCTTTCTATATATTTATTTAAAACAAATGCAGGCATATCAGGAATTGGTACATCTGCGAGCCACTTTTCAGCTGTCTTATCGCCTACCTTAGGTATCCCAGGGATTCCGTCGGTTGGATCACCCATAAGGGTTTGCTTCCATAAGAACGTTATAGCCTCAGGAGCTGATACTTTAACCATTTCAGCTGATCTAAAGTTGAAATGAGTACCAGGATTCTGATACAGTACATCCTTATCAGGGCTAGCTATAACTGTAGATCCATCATGTTTATGATACATCGATACAAGGTCATCAGCTTCAAGCTCTGTTGTGTATGTAAAGTTCCAAGTCTGTTCTAAATATGCTTTTAAAGCGTAAAATATTATTGGTTTGTTGGATTTTTTTCGGTTTCCTTTGTATTCTCTCGTCTTCGCTGTTTTATATCTGAAACATCTCCCACTAGTCAGAAAGCCTGCGTACTTATTAGTACCGCACTTATCTAGAATAGTATTCAATCTATCATCAAGGCCAGCTATGCCTTCTTCTAAAGTATCCTTCCCCATCTCGAAATAAATCAAGCTGTCTCCGTCTATTAGGACCGTTTTTTTAGTCTCCATCTTACAACAATTTAAATTTTAAACATAAAAAGGGGAGAATTTCTCCTCCCCTCTTATCAATTAACCACCAAACAACTACAAAGCATTAAGCTCCGCAACTTCCTTGTCAATAGAAGCTTTGTTTTGTAGTTTAACAAGAACAGCTTCAGCTCTCATTATGTTCCATTCTGCATCTGTTTGTTCAGCATACGTAGAACTGTGGTAAATCGATCCATTTACTCCTGATAAAGAAGAATGTACGAAATACTGCTTACATCTAATAGCTCCGTCTACATCACATGGAATTGCTCCAATATGCATAGGGTCTACAAAGATGTTGTGGATCTCTCCTGAGTAGTACGCGATATACTTAAGACCACCAAAGTGAAGACCTTTAACACATGAGATATTGTCATCTGTGTTTACTTGGTCCCAACTAGCTAATCTATGAGTACAACCTACCTTGATGAAGTGTCCTGGAGAAGTAAATCCATTGTCTCCCTCACAGTAGAATGCATCACCACTTGTTCCCATAATACCGGGTTGAAATAGTCTGTCTTCTACCTTCTCTGGTAAACCGTCGCCACTAATCTCTCCTGTATTAGGATCGAATGTTCTAGCATAGCGATCTACTGTTTCTCCGGATTCCATGTCATACTTGTGCATAACTTCTGAAGAGACCTTGTACCCATTCAATAACCCTTCACGAGTAATCTTCATTTGGTACATAGTAGCTCTTTCTTCTGCAATACTCTCCGATAAACCTTCCTCTTCCATTAACTGGTTCTTTAGAGTTGGGTGAACATACATCATATTCACAAAGTTAAAGAACTTACTAGAGAATTCTACTCCTCTCTCATCCTTAGACTTCTTAGCTAGAACAGGGTTTCTCAACCATCTAGTCCACATCTTGATAAGGGGCTCCGTAGAGATTCCCTTATCCATAGAGTCATACAATCTATCCACTAATGCCTTAGGCATAGGGATCGATGATACAACACCTTCATTCTTCAAGAAGAACTCTCCTGTAGCAGGATTTACGTGTACATTTGGACATTCACTCTCAATTGTAGAAGAGTAATCCACTACTGTAAGGGGTTTGAATTCCTCTAGAAGAGCGTTATACTCCTCCATAGTTTCTACTCCTTCCATTTGAACAGATAAGTCCATCATGTCAACATACAAGTCTTCTGAGTATGTTACTGCGAATGGGGTATCCCCATAAGAACCGCAGATTTTTCCTTCAATTACGTTAATTGTGATCATAGTTATTGGTATTAATTGATTGCTAATTTACTAATTTTAAACGATTTACGCTAATGTTTCCCAAGTATCTCTATCTTTCGCCTTCAAGTAGATGAGGATTTCCTTTTCTAATTCAGGAGTCATCTCTTCATATTGAGTTAGACGTTCTATATAAGATAGTAGAGGTTTAACTTCATCTGCAAACTCTCTCAAGTTTCCATACTCAGCTATTTCCTTCATATTTACAGCTACACTCTCTCCTACATCGGACAGTATGAATAGCTCTGCACTCTTGGCTTCTATCAGAGCTGCTTTATCATCCACATCTTTTATGGACTCGCAATACTCCTGGAATTGAAACACTTTCTCTACAGTAGTCATCACTGCTGTTTTTCTGATTCTCTCGAACCTGAAGGTAGAATACGTATCATCTTTACGTGCTCTAAGTCTGTCATACACCTCTTTAAGTTCAGGATGAAGTGCTTTCATACCGTGTAAGAAGTCGTAATCTTTTATATCTTCCAATTTGGAAGCGGTATACCATGATATTAATGAGTCGTCCATAGTGAATCCATTGTTAGGGGTTGATTGAAGAAAGAATTCTGATATGTGTTTACAGTTAATACCTTTCTTCATCAGCTTAACTTTGTCCTCACTTATACGTAACAGCTGTGGGGTGTCCCAAGTGTCCGATACCATATTTTGGTATGTAGTCCAAGGTTTTCCTGCATTTTCGCCAGATCTATGAGTGAACCTAGTAGCTGCAGAGTCATAGAAATATATAGGCTCTTTAGCATGGTCTGACCAACTAGCATGGTTAGAAGATGGATACACACCACTGTGTGTAGGAGCCATATCACGAAGAAGCTCAGCTGCAATGTGCAACTCCTCTTCATCAGCCTTAGTACCATAATAGATCCTATTGTCTGTGACCATAAGATCCTTAAGCTTAGGCTCAACTTTATCCCAAGTATAGTTCTTGTCATCATTACGACGGTCATCCTCTCTTAAAGTGTAGGCTACTATCGTTTTGTTGACCTCTCTACGCTCGGCAGGGCTTAATCCACTGTTAACAGAATAGTTTGTAGCTGCTACTTCAACTTGTTTGAACTCAACTTCCCAATCTTCAGGAACTTCAACCTCATCATAAGAGTGATACATTGCAGACTTAGTAAGTTGCACCATAACTGCTGCATGCTTAGCTTTAACTCTGTTATGCTCTTTCTGTAAAGCGGCTTTAGCTGTACCAGTTGCACCAGAGATCTTAGGTAAGAACTTTGCATCAACATCATCCTTAGTTAAAACCACCACAGAATTATGATTCCATGTGTCCGTAACATTCATGATGAAAGCATCTGTAAGTCTACTGAAAGGAACTTCGTCCTTAAAATATACATGCTTAGCATCAAATCCATCCCAACCCATAAGCTCATGTCTAGACACTTCACCTTTACCGTTAGAAGATTTGTATGATAGCTTTGTAAGTTTAAAGCCTTCAAATAATCTAGATGGTATGTGGTATCTGATTCTCTTATCCCCAGGGAATGTAGGCTTTATCATAGACTTATCTATAATACGACCTAGCTTCTCAAGGATAGGATCCTCAGTACTACCAGCAATAACAGAACGACACTTAAGGATCCATGCTAAGAAATCTGTCTCATTCAGCTCCTTCTGAACCAACTCTGTTGCTTCGTCAGACGCTGACTTGATAACACCTTCTACATATCTCTTAGTAGTCTCATTCCATATCACCTTCTCTCTCGATGGGGTAACATCTACACCTTCTTGCAGCACAGTCTCTATACCATAGTCATCCATAACAACTTGTCTGATAGGACATTTGAAAGCTATAGGACCATACAATTGCTCCATCTCTAACTCTCTAAAGTCTACATAACCATAGTTGATACCTGTAACTGCAGCCTTATTCTTAACCACCACGATGTGAGGTTTACTATAAGTTGAGTAGTCAGAGATTATCAAGTTATCAGTGTTGTAAACAACGTTAGCCTTAAAGTGAACCTGTCTAGAGTATACTTCTTCCTCTTCGTGATCCTCTATGAAGAATTCTACATTGTCTATGTAACTTAACTGCTCTTCAATAGCCTCTCTAAACTTGCTTCTGTTGTGCCTTTTAGTACCAAAGCTTACTTCGGTATAGTTTAGCTCAGAAGTCTCCTCATAGTAGACCTTATCCCCTGTTGTTAGGATAATGTGCGGGTTAGGCTTACCTTCCTTCACATTAAATGCAGGTATAATGAAATCAGTCTTGTAATTGTAACAATTACACTTAAACCTCTTCCCATTATGCACTGTTTCTATTGTGTAGAAATCTACGCCAGTAGATAGTGCAGACTTAGCTCCTAGACCAAACGCTCCAAAGTTCTCTGAAGTATTTCTCTTGGTAGAGTACCCTAATTCAAGGACCCCTTCAAGTCTTCTACCTCCAATACCAACACCATTATCTCTAACCTTGAAAGTATCACAGTATCCAGTACCGGTATGCTCTTCATATGTTAGGACAGATGTATTAGTATCTTGGTTAAGCTTGTCTAAATCATAGTATGTTTTATCGAAGTTACTGTCTTCGTATTGCTCTCCTCCTCTCTCGATGTAGTAGTCTTCCATGACCTTCTCACCTTTAAGAATCTCTAAAGCAATCTCTTTCTCTCTCTGCGAATCACACGCATTTGTCACTAACTCTCTAATAGTAGAAGCTATGGGCATAGAATATTGGGTTGACTGTAATATGTCAAATACCATTTTCTCTGCACCTTTATTTATCTTCTTTGCTACGCCGGCAGAACCTTTTATAGGCCTGTCAATTGTTTTTATGCTCATATCAATGATTTTACTGTGTTATAATACTCTTTTTCATACTCTGATAGCATCTCTTTTCCTATTGGGAATACCCTATGCTCTGCATTAGAATGTATTTGAGATATGTACGGTCTTCCTTTACCTTTCTTCCACTCCTCTAGTTTCTTACTTATCCATATAGTGCCACTACTAATGTCATGATTATAAAGAGAATGGTAATGCATTCTTCTGCCTGGATACGTACTATTTGTTTGGTCTCTAAATCCTATAAACACTCCTTTACAGGAATACGTACCATAGAATACTGTAATTAGAGTACCTGTCCTCATATTGAGTATTATGTCCTCTATAGGATCTTTTTTCTTTTCTTCGTCTGTCATTTTAATTGTTTTAAACAAAGAAAGGGCCCTAATGGGCCCCTTAATTGAAGTTAATAGCAGTTAAAGCTGTTTTACAAGTTCTAGAACCTCTAAAACTTGAACTTTATTTCTTGGCATAAACAATACATATTGCTTTCCAGTGTCTTTTAGATGCTTCTTGAACAGTTTCCATCTTAAAGGAAACGATTCATTGGCATATCCTTTAGTCTCAATGATCCATTTACCATCCGGGTCAACAAAGTCAGGTGTATAAGTAATGGCTCTAACTTTAGAACCCTTATTATACAACTTTTTTGATGTCCCTTCATAACAGGCCATTGGATAAACTAAAGCATCAAACACTGTAAAGGTGTGTTTCTCGTAATCTACAGCTATACCTTCATCGTCGAGCGCCTTGTACATAGTACGTTCTAAGAATGATTGAAACTCAATCCCTTTGTACGTATTTTTCTTAGCGTTTTTAACCTTAGAGGTTGACTTTCTTTTATAGCTCATAGTTTACAATATTAGTTTGTAAATTACCTTCATATCCACGTGTCTTGCTCCAGATGTGTACCTGTCCAACACGCATTGTACCGATGTACCCTTTGTTCTTATGCCACTCATCGTTCCCACAAATAGAAGGGATAAACCTAACTTTCGTTCCCATAAACTCATTAAGCATCTCCTTATGGAAATGACCTAGGTGAGCCTCACGGAACTTAGTACGACTCCACATAATTGGCTGTTCTGTTGCCATTAATAGGGGTATCTTATCGCCTTTCACCTTGTCCCCGTGGAAGAAGAGGATCATATTTATCCCATATTGGTAATACTTTCTTTCTTCAAGGCTATTGTCTACTGTTATGTTGGGGTTTCTCTCGTATCTTGCTTGTAGCAAGTCACCGATATAGAACATACGCTCATAATCGTGATTCCCTTGTATAACAACCACATCTACTGGTGCAAATTGTGATAAGTACGTAATAGCAGTGTCCATCAGTTTCCAATATCCTCTAAAAGACTCTCTCCATCCCATGTAATCCGTTTGTGGAGTTCCAGCCGTGGTGGCCTTCGAGTAACCTTCAGAGTTTAATCCGTCATTTCCAATAGGTAAGATAATTCTCTCAACGTTCAAGTTTGCAACCTTCCCGTAGAGTTCTACTACCGCCTTCATGAAATGATCTTCTACTACTCTTGGTCCCTCTCCCGTTACTTTCCCGTAATGAATATCCGGTAGTGAGATTTCGACAGCCACAGGGTCATCGTGTTTCTCATACTTATATCCAGTTACTGTAGGGGACTCCTGTATTACAAGGTCTAGGAACTCTTTCTTAACATTTCGGAACTCGTGCCATTGGTTCATGGTTACAACAGAGTAACGTTGTTCACCGCTTGCACTTTGCCAAAACTTAACTGATTTCACGTCGTCCATTGTCAGCCCATTAGAGCTTAAATGGTCTTGGAATTCAGCTGAATCTGACTCTGGTACCAGCGCCTCATTTCGTAGCTCAGCTTTAACTGCCCTAACTGTTTCTTCTGATACATTGAATTTTTCTGCTAAATATGCAGCACCCTTCTTAAGGTAGCCTTGATTGTTCTTCAGCTTTTCGTTCAGATCTTCTTTGCTCATCAATAATTTGTTTTAGTATAAGCCTATCCTTATTCCTTACAAGATCGGATGGATCCTTGGATCTATACTCACTCGGAATGCAAATGTTTACTAGATTATACTTTTCACAAATTCTGCTTGCCATCATCTGCCCTGGGTTTGTTTCTTTATCGAAGTCATTGTCGTATAAGACTAGGACTTCTTTGAATCGTTCCTTTAATTGGGCTATAAGATTCTCAGGAGGTATTTGCATTTCTGTTTGCAATGCCACTGAATTATACCCTACTGCTAGCAGGGTCATTATATCTTTTAGCGATGATGTTAATATGACTATATCTCCCGTCGCCGGAAGTTGCGTCCATCCTTGGATGTCCTTGCTTGAAACATTACTTGACCACTTAGCTTCCTTTGATAAAGGTGCATAAATTTTAAATCTTGTTCCGAAGGGATACGCGTAGGTAATTGTCTCACAGTTAAATCTTAGAGTATTAATCCAATAATGACTTATTGGTTCAACACCAAATTTAACTAAAATATCCTTACCAATATAGAATTGTCGCCAAAAATCTGCGTCAGCTTGCATCCAACCCCTTGATCTCTTTTTGATTATGGTTATCTTCTCTGTAAAATCTCGCTTTTCATATCTTTTTCCTTCACCTATTTTTACAGTTCCCTTACTATGTGCTAAATTCAGATTAAAGTCCGAGTCTATCATACGTAAGGTTGTAACCCAATCACATTGAAATTTGTGTTGGACATATCTAAGACAACTAAAAGAGTGATCAGGATGACCGTGGTCTTTATACCACAGCCTTCCTTTCCATACATAAATAACAGCGGAAGGGACATTGTCGTCCCTTATCTCGCTCCTAAAACGGGCTCCAATTTCCTTGAACCCTGATATATAGTGCCTAAAGATGTCATACTCAGAGAGTTTCTCGAGTATAACTTCTGAATGCAAGTGATCATCACTACTTCTAGATTTTATCACTAGAATGGAGACTTTGCAGTATCTCCTTCAGTTAATGGTGCATCAGGCATAGACCAGTCTGCATCATCGTCTTTCTTAGTTCCCACATCAGCAGCTAACAAGTTAATGGTAGGCTTATGTTCTCCCCAAGCAAGGTCTGCATTGAAGTCTGCGTTGAATGAACCATAGTCATCGTTAAGATTTCTGATAAAGAAGTCATCACGTTGAGGCTTAACACGACCAAAGTGCTTAGAATACACTGTTTGGTACTTGTCATCCTTCACACCAACTAGTACACGTACTTCGTTAGTTCCTAACACTCCAACAAGAGCTTTAATCTCTGCTACGTCTCCGTTAGCTATCTTCTTAGTAGTCTCAAATGAAACTTCATCACCGTTTGCTACGTTAGCCCACGATTTAACAAAGTTAATAAGAGTCTCTTCACCAACAAATGCATGGTGCTCACCTTCGTTCTTCCACCATTCGTATGAAGGAGACGATTCTGACCACGTTGATTGCCCAACATTGTTGATCCATTGGTTCTTACCTGATTGAGATACTCTAGCCTTAGGCTGAGTTAGGATCTCCATCTTCACTGTTGTATCTTCATTTCCTAACCAGAATACTACCTTGTTGTAGTCCTCGTTGTTAAAAGATACTGAATAGTTAGGCTCTTGCTTAACTTTGATTTCCATTGCATGCAATTCCTTCATTGAAGGGTTTACTGCTACAACTTTCATATTAGTAAGTCCTGAGTATAATGTAATACCTGATCCTGCTACTTGTTCTGTACTTGAATTCGATTTAATCGCCATCTTTCTGTTTATTTAAAATTAAAATTCTTCTCCGTCAAATCCTGCTGAAAACGCTGTGTCTTCTTCTGCTTGCTCAGCTTCAAATTGATTACGATCCTCAATCTCCTGCTCCATAGCATTTGTTTGTTCGTCGTTGTACTCCTCAACCTCTTCAATAGACTTTTCTAAGTCTACTTGAGCTGGTGATACAGTGTCTAATGACGCTGCTGTGTCATCTACAAAAGTGAAAGACATCTTACGCTTTCTGCTTGCTTTCTTACCTTTTAAGACTGGGTGCTTGAACATCTCTGTCAATTCCCATCCTTCTAAGTCGTACTTAGCTTTGATTCCTGGACGGTCGATACCGTTCTCTAGATCTGCTAAGATCATAGACGTTGTAATAGTTGTTGGTGTAGCCATTTTTGCGGTTTCTACGGTTAATTCTTGGTTTGTTTCAATCATGGTGTGATAATTAATCAATGAATATTTCTGACCAGTTTAAAGGCATGGTCTTTCCTTTTAAGTGCGCGCATCTTGAGCCTGCAGCTATATCGTCCATAGAGTCAAATGAAATCATAGTGACATCATCTTCTCTATATATATATCCTACTGCATCCGCATCAGCGCATGTAATGTTCTTAATCTTTCCAGTAAGGTCGAGATCTTTCACAGATACTTCCTTTCCCTTCTTCTCTAACATCTTATCCTTGAGGTGACCTACAAGTATGATATGATCTGCCAGAGTGTTCAATCTTTCAAGCCAACGTTTATACGCCATACGCAAGTACAGGTATCCTCCACCATTAGGTAGAGACAACACAGATGCACCCGGATTCTTAGTCTCAAAGGTTTTACCCATAGGGGTTTGCATGTAAATCTGCTTAGCTTCTCCTTCGCACCATTCTTCCAGCTTGGAGATCGTGTCAATAGCTATATACTTATAAGGTTTCCCTGCAGCATGTATAGCTTTACCTACTTTAGATAGATCAGCTAAGTTATGTGCCTTTACTTTCAAAGCATCTAATAAGTCTGATCCGTCCTCTAGATCGATGATAAGACAGTTCTCTAGTTCAGCTAATGCTGATGTTTTCCCTATTTTAGGGGCCCCATATATCACCAAATTCTTCGGTGATTTACGTAGTGCGGGGACTATTTTAGTTGGTAGCTCCATGTCTCTCTTTGTTTACTGATTTAAATTTCTTTTTCTTCTTCGTAACGCCTCTAAACTTATCTTTATCCGGTGCTTTATTCTTAGTAGCCTTTGAACTACGTTTAAATTTTTCCCTTTCCTGATTGACTCTGATATTAGGCTTGCTATTATTCCTTTCATCTACCTCTTTTTTCCAAATGATTAATGCTCCGCTAAGTAACAGCACTACTGCTGTAAGCGTTATTACGATTACTAGTATTGGTATTAACATACTCTAAATTTTACCGCTGACTGTACCGCCAGGCTTCTTAATAATACCTCCTAGACCTTTATTCTCTCGAATACCAGTCATATAGGCCTTGCAACACATAGCGTCAGGTGATACTATCACACCGTCTTCTACTTTCATTGTATGTTTAGCCAGTTCTAACTTGGATCCACATATTTTACACTCAAACTTTGCCATCTTTCTTAACTATTTTAATTTTTATCTCAGTCAGGCTACAATCTTCTATGAGCATACTAAAGTGAGTCATAACTTCAAGTATAGACTCATCTCTGAACTTGATTGAGGCAGGTTGTCCGTTAGCTTTTCTGTCGTTTGTGTCTGTCAATGTTCCTTTATACATAATGATTTCTTAATATTTAGTTAACGTTCAGTGTGAATAGTTTACCTACATTTACCTTATGAAAAAAGAATCAAAGATAATATATTTATTGTTAATGGCTATAGTGTATACTTTAGCTATACTTTAACGGCCATTTCGTTTGTTTATGGATCTATCGTACAATACTATCAGTATTGCGAAGACTCCTAAACCTATGAGGAATGCTTTTTCTGTCATCTTAGTTCTGTTAGTGATAAGATTAAATCTCCTAATGTTCTAAGGGAGTTTATTTCGTGAGAACCCTCTGTGTATACGTACAGCGGGAATAATCCCCCCACCTCACTAGAGGTTAACTCTATTCCGTGTTTCTTGAAGGAATAGAAGGTATAACCTGGTTCATAGCCCTCATTCTCTTGATAATGCTCTATAAAGCCTAACTTTAATAATTTTTTAGGGGTTATAGTAGGCTCTTCTCTTTCTAAGTGGTTTTCAATACTTTCCTCGAAATCCTCCTTAGCATTCAGCAGTCTGAATATATCATCCGCACTAGATGTTAAGTGTCCTGTTTCGTCTACTTGCTCTACCTTAGCATTTTCATTTGCAATACGAGAGTATCTCTCACCCATAAGAATATCTAATTTATCCTCGGCTGAGTCTACTCTAGCACTCTCAAGTTGTATCAATTGATACATAGAATCACGTGCCTTCCCCGTTTCTGCAAGCGTCTCAGTTATCTGAGTTAGCGCATCAAGGGTCTTGTCATTAAAGTCTTTTTGTGTCATTTTACTTGTATCTAGTTAATAAATTATGTATCTCTTCGTCAGCCCAATTGTAACACTCGTTAGGTGTCTTAAATTGTTTAGAGGATTCAGTAACCCAGTTACCTGTCTTCTTACCTCGCTTGTATACTCCGCATATCCACCCTGAACCTGCGTTAGCTAAAGGGCTGACTTGTACCCAGTATCCTATACCAAGGTGGTAGTCTATATCTCTTTCGTCCATCTAGGATAGTTTAGTGAAGATTCGTCTGATTACATAGTTCCTGCACAGACTAGCTATGAAGAATACTATTGTAATTGTGATGTTTTGTTCTATACTAACTTCAATGTCTAGGATAGGGTATAATACCAATTGAATTACGAAGGATACTAATAACCCTATCACTGTCCCTACTATAGCCTCGATTAGGCTAAGTGTCTTGTTTTGTGCCATCTTAGTCTTGTTTTAGTTCGTTAGGGATTTCCATCCATCTAATTACTTCACCTTTCAATGTAGTTTCCCACATATCTAACCATTCTGTGCTTGTGTAGTAGCATAACTTGATGTAGCCGTTACTCATTCTACACACATAACTTCCTTCTTTTTTTGGTTGTTCCATCTTAGTCTTGTTTTAGTTGTTTAAAAATAGTATCGCCAAATAAAACACCCAAGTTGCCAATATT